ACGTTATCCACAATACAGGAGCTCGCGCGCGCGCGATTCGCAACCTCATCCGCTCAGGTGTGGTGACTGAGGTCGATACCGCGCAGGGGCTGTGCCGCGTACAAAGCGGCGGGATCCAGACTGCATGGCTGAACTGGCTGACCACCCGCGCCGGTCGTTCGCGGACATGGTGGGCTCCCTCGGTCGGTGAGCAGGTGCTGCTGCTGGCAATTGGTGGCGAGCTTGATACTGCTTTCGTGCTGCCGGGGATTTTCTCCGACGATAACCCTGCCCCGTCAGCCTCGGCGGATGCGTGGCATATGGTGTTCCCCGACGGCGCTGTTATGGAGTATGAGCCGGAAACCGGTGCGCTGACGGTCAGCGGCATCAAGACTGCCGATGTGACGGCATCGGAGTCCATTACCGCCACCGTGCCGGTGGTACTGGTAAAAGCAGCAGAACGTATCACCCTCGACACCCCGGAGGTGGTATGCACCAACAAACTGATGACGGCGACGCTTGAGGTGCAGAAAGGCGGCACCATGCGGGGAAACATCGAACATACCGGTGGCACGTTGAAATCAAACGGCGTGCAGGTCGATAACCACGGTCACGGCGGCGTACAACGGGGCGGTAACTGGACGGAGGGCACAAAATGACAGCGCGTTATCTGGGGATGAACCGCAATACCGGCATAGGTATCAGTGACAGTGAGCATATCAGCCAGAGCATGCGCGACATTCTGCTGACGCCGGTCGGCTCGCGGGTAATGCGTCGTGAATATGGCTCGCTCCTGTCTGCGCTGATTGACATGCCGCAAAACCCGGCGCTCAGGCTGCAAATCATGGTGGCGTGCTATTCCGCGATCCAGAAATGGGAACCACGCATCAGGCTTATCTCCATCAGCTTTGAGCGCGGCGACACTGGCGAAATGTATGTCGATATTACCGGGATGCGTACCGATACCGGTGCGTCAGTTTCAACCACTGTTTCACTGAGTTAAATCACTATGGCAACCGTTGACCTGAGTCAGTTACCCGTTCCCGACGTGGTTGAGGAACTGGACTATGAAACCATCCTTGCGGAACGCATTGCGACGCTGATTTCGCTCTATCCCGAAGACCAACAGGAAGCCGTCGCCCGGACGCTCGCACTTGAGTCTGAGCCAATTGTTAAATTGCTGCAGGAAAACGCCTACCGCGAGGTTATCTGGCGTCAGCGTGTCAATGAAGCTGCACGCGCAGTGATGCTGGCTTATGCCATAGACAGTGACCTCGATAATATCGGGGGAAATTTCAGTGTTGAGCGTCTTGTCGTCACGCCTGCTGATGACACCACCATTCCACCCACCCCGGCAGAAATGGAACTCGACGCCGATTATCGTCTGCGTATACAGCAGGCTTTTGAGGGGCTGAGCGTAGCGGGGCCTGTTGGGGCGTACCAGTATCATGGCCGTAGTGCTGACGGGCGCGTCGGCGATATTTCAGTTATCAGCCCGTCGCCAGCCTGTGTGACGATTTCCGTGTTGTCACGTGAAAACAACGGCGTCGCATCTGAGGAACTGCTTGCAATTGTGCGCAATGCCCTGAACGCAGAAGATGTCAGGCCGGTCGCTGACCGGGTGACGGTACAGTCAGCCGAAATTGTTAACTACCAGATTAACGCCACGCTTTATCTTTACCCCGGCCCGGAAAGTGAACCCATCAGGGCGGCGGCTGAGGCAAAGCTGAAAGCCTATATCAGCGCGCAGCACCGCCTCGGGCGCGATATCCGTAAATCAGCGATTTATGCCGCACTGCATGTTGAGGGGGTTCAGCGGGTGGAGCTGGCGGCACCGGTCGCGGATATTGTTCTCGATAACACACAGGCGTCATTTTGCACTGACTACAGCCTTGTAATCGGGGGATCTGATGAATGACTCACGATTATTGCCGGTAGGCTCATCGCCACTGGAAGTCGCCGCCGCAAGGGCATGTGCTGAGATTGAAAGGACGCCGGTCAACATCCGCGCGTTGTGGAATATTGACACCTGTCCGGAAAATTTGTTGCCGTGGCTGGCGTGGGCGTTTTCTGTCGACCGGTGGAATGAGAACTGGCCGGAGGGAACAAAACGTGCGGTTATCCGTGATGCATATTTCATTCACTGCCACAAGGGGACTATCGGCGCAATCCGTCGGGTAGTGGAGCCACTCGGCTATGTCATCAATGTAACGGAATGGTGGGAAAGCGGCGACACGCCAGGCACATTCCGGCTTGATATCGGGGTGCTTGAAAGTGGCATTACCGAAGAAATGTATTTCGAAATGGAACGACTGATTGCGGATGCAAAACCAGCCAGTCGTCATCTGACTGGCCTGAATATTGTCCAGGACATTCCCGGTTATTTGTATACCGGCGGCGTGTCCTGCGATGGCGATATTATTACGGTTTACCCGGGATAAGTGAGGAATAATGAGCACGAAATTTAAAACCGTTATCACCACTGCCGGAGCTGCCAAGCTCGCCGCAGCCACCGTGCCGGGCGGTAAGAAAATAAATCTTAACGTTATGGCTGTTGGTGACGGCGGCGGAAAACTGCCGGTGCCTGATGCCGGTCAGACGCAGCTTGTTAATGAGGTGTGGCGTCATACGCTGAATAAAATCAGCCAGGATAACCGTTACAGTAATTACATTGTGGCCGAACTGGTTATTCCGCCGGAGGTGGGCGGCTTCTGGATGCGTGAGCTTGGCCTTTACGACGATGAAGGGACGCTGATTGCTGTTGCCAATATGGCCGAAAGCTACAAGCCAGAACTGGCTGAGGGCTCAGGGCGTGCGCAGACATGCCGCATGGTCATTATTGTCAGCAGTGTCGAGTCTGTGGCGCTGTCCATTGACTCAACGATGGTGATGGCGACGCAGGATTATGTCGACGACAGACTCGCCGAACATGAAAAATCCCGTCGTCATCCTGATGCCACTCTTAAAGAAAAAGGGTTTACTCAGCTCAGTAACGCGACAGACAGCGAGTCTGAAACGCTCGCAGCGACGCCGAAAGCTGTTAAGGCAGCATACGACCTTGCTGACGGGAAATATACAGCGCAGGACGCCACCACAACGCGTAAAGGGATTGTACAACTCAGTAATGCCACTGACAGTGTGTCTGAGACGCTTGCCGCGACACCGAAAGCGGTCAAAGTGGCATATGACCTTGCTAACGCGAAATATACAGCTCAGGACGCCACTACAGCGCGTAAAGGGATTATCCAGCTCAGCAATGCCACTGACAGCACGTCTGAGACGCTGGCCGCAACGCCGAAAGCGGTTAAAGCGGCTATGGATAATGCGAACGGGCGTGTCCCGTCAGACCGTAAGGTCAATGGGCATCCATTATCCGGGGATATCACCCTGTGGGCGTCAGATGTGAAGGCTATTTCCGCCGATGCCATTGGACAGATTACCGATAACGGCACGATGGCATCAGCTAATACTCCAGGATGGTGGCGGGTGGCGGTGTCGAATTCTGATACGGTCGCTGATTTTCCGACCTATCCGGATGGCAGCAAGCTGTACAGCTACGGATATATGTTTGTTGAGAAAATTGGAGAAGTCTGGTTTCAGCACTATTACGCGCATATGGGCGCGAACGCAAAGCGCCAGGACTGGGGAACGGAACCGAATACCAGCCGTCAGTGGGTTATTGACTACAACACCGTAAATAAACCTTCAGCCAGTGATGTGGGTGCATTGCCGATTACCGGGGGGCGGCTTAACGGCCCACTGGGTATTGGTACTGACAATGTACTGGGCGGTAATTCGATTGTATTCGGCGATAACGATACAGGGTTTAAGTGGCACAGTGACGGCGTTCTGGGTATTTATGCCAATAGTGCCCAGGTCGGTTATATCGACAATTCCGGGCTGCACATGCTGGCAGATATTCGCGCTACTGGTGTCGTGCGCACCGGCAACGGAAAAACACTGACGTTATCGAGTGGTAACAATTCTGCACTGAATGCTGGTTTAAGTCTGTGGGGAGGTGGAGAACGTCCAACAGTCATTGAGCTGAGCGATGAACAGGGATGGCATTTATACAGTCAACGAAATACGGACGGAAGTATTTCATTTACTGTTAACGGTATCGTCTACTGTAACGCGTTAAATATAGGTGGCGCTATTTATCAGAATAACGGTGATATCTTTGGTTCGTTATGGGGAAATGGCTGGTTAAGTACATGGATTCACAACAATGTAGTAAAAGCGGTCAGACTTGGCCCCGTGGCGCTTTCTGGCGGTCTGTGGCGTGATTTTCAGCTTGGCGGCGGACAGGTGGTGACGGGGTTCCATACTGACGGTAGCTGGGAAATGGAAGGTGGTGATGACAAGGTTTATTACCGTCCAATTCAGTATCTGGTTGGTGATGCGTGGGTGACAGCCCCAAGTGTATAAGAAGGAATAATTATGACAGCGGCAAAAAATAAAAAGAACAAGCAGTTTTTAAATATTAAAAATTTCATTCCGTATACACCGGAACCAGACGACACATTATTCGCCGGTGCGGCGCATCTACAATCAGAGGATGGTCAGGACTGGTATGCATGCCAGCAATTATTTTCAGAAGACACGCTGAAAATTACCTACGACGATAACGATGTTATTACGTGTATCACGCGCGATATTTCCGGTTTATGGCCTGCAGGCTCGCGCGATATTTCCGGTTTATGGCCTGGGCCTGCAGGCCAGAGCGTGGCGGAGCTACCTGATACGGATGAAAACCGTCGCGCTGATATTTCAGGCGGCTGGCAGTTTAAAGACGGTAAAGTCGTTCAACGGGTTTATTCGCCGGAAGAGCTGCGTAAAAAGGCGGAAGCTGAAAAAGTTCGCCGCCTTGCTGAGGCTGAATCAGCCATTGCACCACTGGCGCGGGCAGTAAAACTAAAAATCGCCACAGATGAAGAGATTAAACGGCTGGAAGCATGGGAACTCTACAGCGTAATGGTAAACCGGGTGGATACATCTGCGCCTGACTGGCCGGATATACCACGCTAAATATTCAGGTGGGTTTATTACCCGCCTTTTCTTTTTCCTGTCGTTGTGCCATCAACCTGACAGCCGGTACAAATAGCCCCCTCTTGTGTACTGACCTGAAAATATACTCACCCCTTAACCACGGAGTTAACCGGATGAGTGATTTTCACCACGGCACGCAGGTCATCGAAATTAATGACGGTACGCGTGTTATTTCCACAGTAGCGACTGCAGTCGTTGGCATGGTCTGTACAGCCAGCGATGCAGATGCCACGCTGTTTCCCCTCAATGAGCCGGTGCTGATTACCAATGTGCAAAGCGCCATTGCGAAAGCCGGTAAAAAAGGCACGCTGTCTGCTTCCCTGCAGGCAATCGCCGACCAGTCAAAGCCTGTCACCGTTGTCGTGCGTGTTGCCGAAGGTACCGGAGACGACGCAGAAGCGCAGACCACATCCAACATTATCGGCGGCACGGATGAGAACGGTAAGTACACCGGTATCAAGGCGCTGTTAACTGCCGAAGCGGTCACCGGTGTTAAGCCGCGCATTCTCGGTGTGCCGGGTCTCGATACGCAGGAGGTTGCAACTGCACTTGCGTCGGTTTGTATCAGCCTGCGCGCCTTTGGTTATGTCAGCGCATGGGGCTGTAAAACCATTTCCGAGGCGATAGCCTATCGTGAGAATTTCAGCCAGCGTGAGTTGATGGTTATCTGGCCTGATTTCCTCGCGTGGGACACCGTCAAAAATGCCACCGCAACTGCTTACGCCACTGCGCGTGCACTCGGCCTGCGTGCTTACATCGACCAGACTGTCGGCTGGCACAAAACCCTGTCTAACGTTGGTGTACAGGGCGTTACCGGCATCAGTGCCTCAGTGTTCTGGGATTTGCAGGCATCCGGCACCGATGCTGACCTGCTCAACAAGGCCGGGGTTACGACGCTGGTACGCAAGGACGGTTTCCGTTTCTGGGGTAACCGCACCTGCTCAGATGACCCGCTTTTTCTGTTTGAGAACTACACCCGTACCGCGCAGGTACTGGCCGACACGATGGCTGAAGCGCACATGTGGGCGGTCGATAAGCCCATTACCGCCACGCTCATTCGTGACATTGTTGACGGCATCAATGCCAAATTCCGCGAGCTGAAAACAAACGGCTACATCGTGGACGGTGAATGCTGGTTCGACGAGGAATCGAACGACAAGGAAACCCTGAAAGCCGGGAAACTGTATATCGACTACGACTATACGCCGGTTCCGCCACTGGAGAGCCTGACCCTGCGCCAGCGTATCACCGATAAATATCTGGTGAATCTGGCCGAATCGGTCAACAGCTAAGGAGCCTGAAATAACATGGCACTACCCCGTAAACTCAAATATCTGAATATGTTCAACGATGGCCTCAGCTACATGGGTGTTGTTGAATCCGTAACGTTGCCGAAGCTGACCCGCAAGCTCGAAAACTATCGCGGCGGCGGTATGAATGGCGCGGCAGCGATTGACCTCGGCCTCGACGATGATGCGCTCACCGTCGAATGGTCTGTCGGCGGCCTGCCTGATGTGGCGCTGTGGGCGCAGTACGCCGCCCCGGGTGCTGATGCTGTGCCGCTGCGTTTTGCCGGTTCTTACCAGCGCGACGACACCGGCGAAATCGTGGCGGTCGAGGTGGTCATGCGTGGCCGTCATAAAGAAATCGACGGCGGCGAGAATAAGCAGGGTGAAAACACCTCGACAAAACTGTCGACTGTCTGCACCTACTACCGCCTCACGATTGATGGTAGCGACGTCATCGAAATCGACACCGTCAACATGGTCGAGAAGGTGAACGGCGTCGACCGTCTGGAGCAGCACCGCCGCGCAATCGGGCTGTAATTCCCTGACCGGTCAGCACTGCTGGCCGGTTATTAATCCTATTCAGAACAGAGAAAAACATCATGGCAAAAGCACCACGTAAAACCGCTGAATTTATTGATACGGCTGGAAATGAAATTGACACCGTAAACCCGAACGTCGTGACCCTGGACAAACCGATTAAGCGCGCCGGTCAGACGATTGATAAAGTCACCCTGATTGAGCCGAACGCCGGTACCCTGCGCGGCGTCAGTCTGGCAGCGGTGGCGCAGTCCGAAGTCGACGCCCTGATTAAGGTGCTGCCCCGCATGACCTACCCCGCGCTCACCGCGCAGGAGCTTACCGCGATGAACCTGCCCGATATGTTGTCGCTGGCCGCTAAGGTGATTGGTTTTTTGTCACCGGCTTCGGCGGAATAGACTTCCCGCCAGACCTGTCGACTGATGACCTGATGGCGGATATCGCAGTGATATTCCACTGGCCGCCATCAGAACTCTGTTCCCTGAGCCTGACCGAGCTCATCACATGGCGCGAAAAGGCGCTGCAGCGTAGCGGAAACCACAATGAGTAATAACCTGAGGCTTGAGGTATTGCTGAAAGCGGTCGACCAGGCGACCCGACCGCTTAAATCTATCCAGACCGCGAGTAAAACCCTGTCGGGTGATATTCGCAACACACAAAAGGGTCTGCGCGACCTGAACGGTCAGGCATCGAAAATCGACGGCTTTCGTAAGGCAAGCGCGCAACTGGCCGTAACTGGTCAGGCGCTTGACAAGGCGAAGCGTGAAGCCGGTGAGCTGGCTGTGCAGTTTAAAAACACCACCAGTCCGACCCGCGCGCAGGCGCAGGCGCTCGAAGCGGCAAAACGTGCCGCCTCTGAGCTGCAGACGAAATATAACAACCTGAGAACATCGGTACAGCGCCAGCGCTCCGAGCTGATGCAGGCCGGTATCAATACCCGCACCCTGTCTGCTGATGAGCGTCGGCTCAAAACCTCCATCAGCGAAACGACGGCGCAGCTTAATCGCCAGCGTGAGGCACTGGCGCGCGTCAGCGCGCAGCAGGCGAAATTAAGCCGGGTGAAAGAACGATATAAATCAGGTAAAGAGCTTGCCGGTAATGCAGCGGCGGCTGGTGCTGCAGGTGTTGGCATTGCGGCTGCGGGAACGATGGCCGGGGTTAAATTACTGATGCCCGGTTATGACTTTGCGCAGAAAAATTCCGAGCTGCAGGCCGTGCTCGGGGTCGACAAGCAGTCGCCAGAAATGCAGGCGCTGCGCAAACAGGCGCGCCAGCTCGGCGATAATACTGCAGCCTCTGCAGATGATGCAGCGAGCGCGCAAATCATCATTGCGAAAAGCGGCGGTGACGCTGCTGCCATTCAGGCAGCGACGCCAGTCACGCTGAATATGGCGCTGTCAAACCGGCGCTCAATGGAGGAAAACGCTGCGCTGCTGACCGGGATGAAATCAGCGTTTCAACTTTCAAACGACAAGATTGCTCACATTGGCGACGTTCTCTCGATGACGATGAACAAAACCGCCGCCGATTTTGACGGACTGAGCGACGCGCTGACCTATGCCGCGCCGGTGGCGAAAAATGCCGGGGTGAGCATCGAGCAAACCGCCGCAATGGTCGGTGCGCTGCACGACGCCAAAATCACCGGGTCAATGGCGGGCACGGGTAGCCGCGCCATTCTCAGCCGCCTGCAGGCTCCCACCGGAAAAGCGTTTGAGGCCATTAAGGAACTCGGCGTCAAAACGTCCGACAGCAAGGGGAACACGCGCCCGATATTCTCCATCCTGAAAGAAATGCAGCGCAGCTTTGAGAAAAACAACCTCGGGACAAGCCAGCGCGGCGAGTACATGAAAACCATTTTCGGCGAGGAGGCCAGCTCGGCGGCGGCGGTGCTAATGGAGGCAGCCTCAAGCGGCAAACTTGACCGGCTCACTGCCGCGTTTAAAGCCTCGGACGGTAAAACCGAGGAACTGGTTAAGGTTATGCAGGATAACCTCGGCGGCGACTTTAAAGAGTTCCAGTCGGCTTATGAGGCTGTCGGTACCGACCTTTTTGACCAGCAAGAGGGCTCACTGCGTAAACTCACGCAAACGGCCACGAAATATGTGTTAAAGCTCGACGGCTGGATCCAGAAGAATAAAGGACTGGCTCAGACCATCGGCATTATTGCCGGTGGCGCACTTGCTCTGATTGGTATCATCGGCGGCATTGGTCTTGTGGCGTGGCCGGTAGTTATGGGGATTAACGCCATCATTGCCGCCGCTGGCGTTATGGGTACGGTCTTTACTGTTGCCGGTAGCGCCATTGTGACAGCTCTCGGTGCGATTACCTGGCCGATTCTGGCTGTGGGGTCGGCGATTGTGGCTGGTGCGCTACTCATCCGTAAATACTGGGAACCTATCAGCGCATTTTTCTCGGGGGTGATTGAGGGCATCATGAGTGCTTTTGCTCCGGTCGGGGAAATATTTGCGCCACTGGCACCCATTTTTGACGGACTCGGTGAGAAGCTGCGCGGAGTCTGGCAATGGTTTAAAGACCTGATTGCACCGGTGAAGGCCACACAGGAGACGCTCGATAGCTGCAAAAATGTCGGCGTTATATTTGGTCAGGCACTGGCTTCGGCCTTGATGGCTCCGCTCAATGTTTTTAACAAGCTGCGCAGCGGTGTCGACTGGCTTCTCGAAAAACTCGGCATCATCAACAAAGAATCGGACAGCCTCGACCAGACTGCCGCCAGAACCAATGCCGCCACGCAGGGTAATTCCTACATCCCGGCAACCAGCACATATGGCGGCTATCAGGCTTATCAGCCAGTTACCGCACCGGCGGGGCGCTCTTACATTGACCAGAGCAAAAGCGAATACAACATCACTCTGCCGGGAGGTGTTGCGCCGGGGCATCAGCTTGACAGACAGCTACGCGACACGCTCGAACAGATTGAGCGCGAAAAGCGTGCGCGTCAGCGTGCCAGTATGAGCCATGACTGAGAGGAATAAACGATGATGCTTGCGCTTGGAATGTTTGTGTTTGAACGCCGCACCCTGCCTTATCAGTCGATGCAGCACTCGAAAGATTATCGCTGGGCGTCTAATGACCGGGTCGGTAAACCTCCTGCATATCAGTTTCTCGGCGAGGGGGAGAACTCGATCCTGCTTGCCGGTACGCTTTACCCTGCTATTACCGGCGGTCGCATATCCCTGCTGGCTGTTGAATTGATGGCCGACGAGGGCAGAGCATGGCCGCTTATTGAGGGAACTGGCAATATCTTCGGGATGTTTATCGTCGATAAGGTGTCAACCACGCATGCCGAGTTTTTCAGCGACGGCGCGGCCAGAAAGATTGATTTCACCCTTTCGCTGAAACGGGTCGACGAATCACTGACGGCAATGTTTGGCGACCTGAATAAGCAGGCCAGCGAGCTTCTCGGTTCTGCCGGTAATCTCACTGATAAGCTGCAGAGTGCGCTCGGAGGGCTGACAGCATGATTTCGGGTATGACTATTGATGCCGGTACCAGCCTTGCACCGGCGTTTATGCTGACACTGAACAGCCAGGACATTACCAGCAATTTTAGTGACCGGCTGATTTCTCTTACCATGACCGACAACCGGGGTTTTGAGGCTGACCAGCTCGACATTGAGCTAGACGACACCGACGGCAAAGTCGAGTTACCCCTGCGCGGGGCGGTGCTGACGCTGTGGCTTGGGTGGCAGGGTTCCGCGCTTCTGAATAAGGGCGATTTCACGGTCGATGAGATTGAGCACCGGGGTGCGCCTGATACCCTGACCATCCGGGCGCGTAGTGCAGACTTTCGCGGAACGCTCAATTCACGACGTGAAGAATCATGGCACGACACCACCCTCGGTGAGTTAGTCAGTACCATCGCAAAGCGCAATAAACTGACGGCCAGCGTCGCGGATTCACTGAAAAAAGTCCCGGTACCGCATATCGACCAGTCACAGGAGTCTGACGCCGTATTTCTGACCCGGCTGGCTGACCGCAACGGGGCGACAGTATCAGTCAAGGCGGGGAAACTGCTGTTTCTGAAAGCCGGTAGTGCGATGACAGCCAGCGGTAAACCCGTCCCGCAAATGACCCTGACACGCAGCGATGGCGACCGTCATCAGTTTGCCATTGCCGACCGTGGAGCTTATACCGGAGTAACGGCAAAATGGTTGCACACCAAAGACCCGAAGCCGCAAAAGCAAAAAGTGACGCTGAAACGTAAGCCAAAAGAGAAGCACCTGCGCGCACTGGAGCACCCGAAAGCAAAGCCGGTCAGCAAAAAGACAAAGGCCAAAAAAGAACCGGAAGCGCGCGAGGGTGAGTATATGGCCGGTGAGGCCGATAACGTGCTGGCGCTGACGACGGTCTACGCTTCTAAGGCGCAGGCGATGCGCGCCGCTCAGGCTAAGTGGGATAAGCTGCAGCGAGGCGTTGCGGAGTTTTCAATTACGCTGGCGCTTGGCAGGGCTGATTTATTCCCTGAGACACCTGTGCGCGTGTCGGGCTTTAAGCGCGTCATAGACGAGCAGACATGGTTAATCAGTAAGGTGACTCACAGCCTGAATAATAGCGGCTTCACGACGGGCTTAGAGCTTGAGGTTAAGCTCTCTGACGTAGAGTATAAAGCGGAAGATGATGATGGGCGATTTTGATTTATCTATTTGTTATATAAGGCATTATTTAGTAAAATTAACACATCAGCCAAACCGTTGAGGTGCTTAATATGTTTCATTGCCCGTTATGCCAGCATGCAGCTCATGCACGTACAAGCCGTTACATGACCGATACGACAAAGGAGCGTTATCATCAGTGTCAGAACGTGAATTGTAGCGCCACGTTCATCACATTTGAGTCGGTGCAGCGTTACATTGTTAAGCCGGGTGAGGTTAATGCCGTCAGGCCTCATCCGTTGCCATCAGGTCAACAAACTATGTGGATGTAACCACCAACAAAAAGCCCCGCGATTGCGGGGTTTTCGCTTTAAAGGGGTGGCTATTTTCCTGTGTAGGTATGGGTTTTCGATAGCAGCATGGTCTGTGCGGCTTTGTCTGCCAGTGGTGCAATTTCATTACATGTTGCTAATGGGTCTTCAAATGTATAGCCAAAAGATTTGTATTCGTTAAGCACACTTATTTCTTTTGTATTTTTAAGGTATGACGCTGGTGCATCATGCGTCCATATCGGTGTGCATACACCTGACATAATTAATTGGCTATAGGCTTCTGACGTGATTTCTTTGCCGGTAAGCACCACCGTTAGTGAGTTTTCTCGGGTTGTGATTTCCATTGGCTGCCAAGGTTTTAACTGCTTTTGAAGTGTTTTTGTGTCGTTAGCATTGGCGTATGTGCTGACTGAGAGCAGGATAGCCGCTACTGCAATTGTCGGTTTGAAGTGGAACATGGAACATCCTTATTAAACATTGGGTTAAAAGTTGTTTATAACCCCTGGTTGATGAAAAAACAAAGCCCCTGACCAGCAGGGGCGTTTTAGTCAATGTGGACGCTATGTGGACAGCGTATGATATAAATCCATTTATATCATTATGTTAGGTGGTGTTTTCTGACACCATCCCTGTCTTCC